GAATAAGCAGAAGCATAACCAACAGCTGTATTGTCTGATACTGTATTTGAAAATAAAGCTAAAGCACCTAATGCTGTGTTAAAATTTGTAATACTTGAATAAAGTGCAGATGTTCCAATCGCAACATTTAATTGTCCTGTAAGATTACTTTCAAGAGCCGATTTACCCACTGCTGTATTACAAGTTCCAGTCGTGTTTAATCTCAGTGCATTCGTTCCTATGGCAACATGGCAACCACCTGTGGTTGTATCTCTTAAAGTATCTCTACCAACTGCCGTATTTTGTTCAGCTGATGTTAATGTTGTCATTGATTTAGCACCAATAGCTGTATTAAAACTACCTGTAAGGCTTCCACTATCTAAGGCTTCTTTACCAAGAACTACGTTAAATGAACCTGTTGGGTAATTTCCGTCTAATTTTACTGTGCCAGTAGATACATCTATATTTCCTGTGACTGTGGCATTTCCTGTAATATTAATATTACCTGTTCCTGTAATATCATTTGAATTTAAATCTAAATCCCCACCTAATTGAGGCGTTAAATCCGTCACGACATCTAAGGCACTATCTGAGAAATTGACGCTATTTGCTGATGTATCAATCGTACAAAATGGAATACTGTCACTGCCGTCATGGATATACATAGTCCAAGTAGTTGTTGTTGTATCTATCCAAAACTGACCTGCGTATGGTGTTGTTGGTGCTGATGTTCCACTATTATTTGTTCTAATAGCTTCTAAAACTGAGTTGATGTCTGCCCTAGTATTAGGGAATGTTTGGTTTGAGATGATATAATCGTGTTGTGCCATTGTCTTTTTTCTACCTCATTTTATTGTTGTTGTCCAATACCGATTAACTGATAGTCAAATGTTCTATCTACTGTACTACCACCACTGTTAAAAAATTCAATATTGAAAGCTGTTGTTGATTTGGAGTTTATCTGGAAAAAATCACCTGTCTGTAAATCCTGTGCTATCACTGTTAATGTTGGGATTTGATAGAACGGATAACCATAAGTGATTGTTTTTCCTGCTGTGTCTGTTCCACTGCTAATATTAGAACCTTCTTCACTTCTTTTTTGCAAAGATACAATCAATGACATATTAGATATTTCTGGTGTTTCTTCTGCATTAGTAGATGTCAATAATGCTCTAAATTTCAATGCTCTGGTATTAAAGTCACCAGATTTAAATGTTTGATAACTGCCAAAAGTCACATTGTCATCTGATAAAGCTACTTGGAGTTCCACATTGGTATTGACTGATGCGTTTTCCCCTCCGTCAAATAATCCTTCAGCACTGTCAAATAATCCTTGTTTTGAATCAAAGTTATTAATGAAGTTAATATTCTGCACAATAAAATCATTAAGATGTACGTTAGATTTAAACTTAGCACCAAAATCAACAGCAGTATCAAAATCATAAGTTCCACTAGATACGATTGTACCTGCACCTCCGTCAAAGAAACCTTCAGCGTCATCAAAGTCGCCACTAATACTATCAAATAAAGCTGTATCTAATCTCAGTTTACTATCAACAACAACAGTATTGGATTTAGTTCCTGTAAAAGTAGGTTCTTCAGTAATAGTTTGAATAGATGTTTGTTTTTCTTCAAAGACTTGTTCAGTGACTATGGCACTAGCATAGTTTGTAGAACGAATACCAAATTTATCTACTGCCTTAATAAAGTATTTAATTCCAGATTGATAAGGAGTGACTACTGATGTTGAAGGTCTGCCAATTCTTTCTACTAAAACCACAGTATCAGCATAGTTTGTGGTTGAGGTATCGGTGGACATTCTTATCTCGTAAAAACGCAAATCTAAATTTGTCACAGGCGACCAATTATGGTGAACTTTATCACCCACTACATCAACAGAATAATTAGTGACATCATCTGGTGGCTCAAAGGCACTATTAACTTCGTGTTGGCTAGTTGTATAGCTAGATGAAACACCTAAACTGTTAATGGCTCTGGCTCTGATATCATAGATTTCACCTTCAATTACGGGATATCGTTCAAAGATTTTATTGGTAGAACGACCAATAGTGGTAAAATTAGTATCGGTTTGCCTTTTTATTTGAACTTCATATTCATTAACAAATCTATCGTTTGAATTAACTGTCACTACTAATTTAGAAACAACACTTCCGTCAAATAGAGATATCAATTCATCTTCGTGTTCAATACTTGGTGCTTCTACTGAGAATGGATTAGGGAAATTAGTATCTGGAATGACTGCGACTTCTGTCTTTTCATCAAAGGTATACCAAGCATCTTGATGCTCTTGTAAAGATAATGATGCACTAAAATCAGAATTTAGTGACATACCACTTACTCTAAATGGCTTATCTGTCATTCCTAAGATTGTTGAAGTGACATTAACAATATCACCAATAGCTAAATCTAATGCTTCATAATTGGCTTTTAAGGATAGTTTAAGGTTATTTCTGGATCTATTAAGAATGATCTTACCAAATTCTATAGCTTGGTAAGGTGACGTAATTGTATCTAAGGTGACATTTCCTTCTTGTAAAAAACCACCATCTGCATCTTTTAAAGTTTCGTGATCTGCTGTTGTTTCAGGATAAACCACAGTATCAACTTGATAGTTCTTATCAGGATTAACATAATTAACTAATACTCGGTTATATTTCTCATTCTTTCGTTCACTCTCTAACTTAATACCACCAATAATATTATCTTCATTCAGGGTAAGTGCTGCAGTTCCAGTGGTTTCAATAATAAGTTTAAATTTACCTTGAACATAAGGTAGTAATCCTCTCATTCCTCTGAGGAATACTTTGACATTTTCAATAATCTTTTTATTGGTGTTAATGACTGCATTACAATCAAATAAATTTATATCTGATCCACCAGAATAAGGGGTGACTTGAGTTTCTGCTATAACACTAGCATTATAAAAACTTGTTATATCAATATCATCTTCACTGATGTCTTTTCCATATCGGTAATTTCTTAAATAATCTAATAAACACCATACAGGATTAGTTGTGTAAACATTGGCAGTTTCATTACCACCACTGTCAAATGTAGATACTTTACGACCTTGAACTTTTGCTTTGATATTAGGGATACCTGTATATTTGTCACTATCCCATGTAAAACGGAACGCAATATAAGCTACTCTTGATAACTTATGATTAGCAGTCCAGTTATCTAAAGTTGAAAGTAAAGATGATGCAGGTTGATTACTAACAGCAGTTCCATAAAAGGGTTGGATAACCATTGTATCAGCATATTTACTATCATCAGAAGTAATCTGTGTACCATGAGCAAAAGCACCATCAAATGTGACCACATCATCATTGACTTGGATTTCTGTAATGGCATTGATTTCACCCTCACATAATACGATTGCACCATATAAATAATTATTATCTGTGCCTGATGTTTCTAAGAATACTCTTGTTCCACCTACTAGACGTTCACCATAAATAACAGGGATTTGGGCATTATTAGATTGCTTATTGATCTGTACCCCTCTGATCTCCTCTACTTGAGGGCTATCAGGGATTTCAGGAATATCAATAAACCAAGATACGACTTTCTGCGTCACATCTTGGATAAAATCTACTACGCCACCCATTTATTATTTATCCTCATAACTTTCTCTATATCTTTGTTAATTCTAATCCAGACCACTTCTTTATCATATTGCATATCAGTACCAAAATGTTTCTTAGCCCACTTAATCATATCTCTTAAATTTTTTCTACATACTAAATGAATGAAGCACAAATTATCACCACATTTCCAATTCCCATAATCTATAATGCCATGATTAATGAATTTATTTTTGGTAATATCATTTAGATATGCCCAATTCAAAAATCCTGTGATTTCCTGATCACCAAATATCTTATATTGGTTTAAGCTAAAACTAGGCTCTAAATTGAAACTTAATAATTCTGATGAATTATCTTTAAATCTGTCAAATGTTTGGAAAAACTTAACAACTTCATCAATCAACTACTTCTACCCCAAAGAATATCTTGAACTGTTAATCCTGCAAATTCAAATCCTCTATCATTAGGGAAAAATCTCTGTTGGCTACCTTCGTTGGTCTTGCGACCTGCTAATCTACTAAAGTCAGAAAAATGAGAAGTACAAATAAGATCAATCGTGCCATTGTTAGTATTGATCCTATAGCTTTCAATAAATCCCTTATCATATTCATAAGTATCTATTAAAGCATCAGTGCTATTTAATAATCCAACATCTATAATGATCTCATCATTAGAAACGTTATTGTTTAGAATAATAGATGCAAAAGCACTATCCACCGCTGATAGTCTGACTGTAAAATTAGATACATCTAGTTCTGCATTTTCAGCTTTAGATGTAATGGATAGTAAATGACCACTAGCGGAATATGTATTAGAATTATGGGTTATATCTTTATAGTGGTTAGTTAGTCTATAAACAGTAGGAAAGTTTAATTCAATTAAGAGAATTGGCTTGATATTTTGATTAGCTAATTCTGTCTTTAGAGCAGTGGATAATCCTCTAGCCATTATAGAGCCTCAATAAAATCTACTTCATATTTGTATAAATCTAAATCATCTGTATTGAATTGCTGCACATCATTAGTCAGGCGTACTGTGAATTGAACATCATCATAAGTCACTCCTTCATCATTAGCTAAAGCATTTCTTAAAGGTGGCTCTATAGTCAGGGTTGCTGCACCTGCTGACGCAGTGGCATCACTAACCACCATATAAACTTTTGAATGTCCTGCAAATTTAACAAAATCTCCTGCCTTCAATGTTCCAGTCATTCCGTCTACATCAATCGTAGTATCTCCTGCACTATGTGATCCATTCACTGATACTGTGCCTGATACATCACCTTTAGCATTTTGTAAGTCTGGTAAGGCAATCTGGAATGTTTCTTTCTGTGATCTTTGTTTCATAATGAAAGCTATGACGGGTGCAAATTCTGCTCTTGTCATTGGAGGATAAGCAGCACTAAATTTAAATCTCTGTCCGTCTATTTGAACACTAAACATCTTACCACTGTCAGTAGTAGATGTGATTGTCTTTTGCTCTGATGAAAAACCAATAGACCTAAATTCTGGTGTTGTTGGATATGTTCCTGACATTAGATAAGTGCTTCCCTTCCTTGACTATTTAAAGCATCATTAATTACATTAATAATAACACTTCTACGTCTAATTAATAAATCATCAAATCCTTGTGTGTCATTAGCGTTAATAGTTATATTAATGTTTGGTGATCCTAGTTGATTGTTGGGTACAATCGTTCCAGATTGTTGAGGAACAAACATTTCCCTTCCTGCTTCACCTACCATATATGGCTCACCTGCATTAACTCTACCACCTGATATTCTTGGTGAAGGGGTTGC